ATGGCATTGGACGCTAAGAACCTTTTTATTTCCATACACGGCAAAGGTGCATGGGAATATATCCAGAAACAAGTAGCCGAGATGCGTAAGGAAGCGGCCCGTCAGGCAAGATTAGAAGCCGAGGCCGCCGAAGAGGCGAAGAAAGATGCAATCTTTGTGGGTAGCATTGTTGGTGGGCTTATTCTGGCTATTGGTGTTATTGGGGTAATCCTAATGGCGACCCATTAAACGGGGATTAGAGATGGATATTCTTAAGACTTTTGGCCCTTTAATTGGGTCAGTTGCACCAACGATTGCAACGGCTCTTGGTGGACCGGTCGCGGGCATGGCCGTCAAAGCCTTGTCTGGCGCATTGTTTGGTCACGAAGACGCCACTGCTGATGACATCAAAACAGCACTTGCTAATCCGACTGCGGATCAGCTTGCTGCGCTCAAAAAAATTGACGCCGATTTCAAAGTCCAAATGAAAACTCTGGACATCGATCTCGAACGTATTGCTGCATCAGACCGGGATTCTGCACGCAATATGGCGATCATGACCCATGATCTGACGCCTCGGATCCTTGCCCTGATTGTTGTGGCGGCGTGGGGTATCGTGCAATGGTTCTTGCTGCACAATGTGATCGATCCGTCAATGCGTGAGCTGGTGGCTAGGGTTCTCGGCACATTGGACGGAGCCTTAATGCTTGTTTTGTCTTATTATTTCGGCTCTGCCCACAAACATTCTACTGATCCAAAATAGGTGGATAATCCTATGGATGGCCTTTACTTTGCTGAAAGTACGCTTAAATTCATACGAGAAAGGACAGAAGTCCTACGGGAACAGATAACAGAGGGCTCTGTTCCTGACTTTACAGTCTATCAAAAGCTCCGTGCTCAATACGAAGCTTTTATTGCTGTAGAGGAACATTTGATCTCTCTGCTGAAAAGGAGCGATGCGGAAAATGAGTGGACTCATTCTTCCCGATCACGTGGCAAAGGCCGTCAAGGCTAAGAAAGAAACCGAAGTTAAGGTTTCGCCAAAAGAAGAATCGGTGGTGGACTCTGTCGCCGATGCCTATGTTCCAGAGGTTGAACGTGCTCTGGACCCCTCAAAGATCCCGACAAGTGTTCTAGATAGGATGCCACAGCCTACGGGCTGGCGCATCTTGATCCTACCTTATCGAGGTTCAAAACAGTCAAAGGGCGGCGTCCTTTTGGCTGATGAAACCATTGAGCGTAATTCTTTGGCAACCGTTGTTGGCTACGTGCTGGCAATTGGACCAGAGGCCTATGCTGATACAACTAAATTTCCTTCGGGCCCTTGGTGCAAGAAGGGTGATTGGGTGATGATTGGCCGGTACGCCGGAACTCGTTTCCGAATCGAAGGCGGTGAAGTCCGTATTATCAACGATGACGAGGTTATTGCGACCATCGCTGATCCTGCTGACGTCCTGCATGTTTAACCCCACATGGAGAATCCCATGCAAGAAGATGAAGATCTTAAGGACGAACTTGTTGAGTTGCCGGAGATAGAAGAACCGGCAAAGGACGAACCTGAAAAAGAGCAGCCCGAAGAGAAGGATGCTGCTCCGGAAAAGGCGGAACCTGAGAAGTCTGCGTCTGATGACGACGAGCTGGTTGACTATAGCGAAGGCGTCAAGAAGCGCATCAACAAGCTGACATATAAGGCCCGGGAAGCGGAACGCCGTGAACTCGAAGCCTTGGAATACGCCAAGTCGGTCAAGGCCGAGTTGGACGAGATTCGTAAACGTGAGTCAACACTTAGCAGGAGCTTTGAGTCTGAGGCCGATACACGCCTTAAAACCCAAGAGCAACTGTTCCGTGACCAACTCAAGTTTGCCGTAGACAGCGGTGACGTAGACAAGCAGGTCGAAATCCAGACAAACCTTGTTAAGCTGGCTACTGAGAGGGAACGCCTGAACAACTATAGGGCGTATCGGCAGCAGGAAGTTGCGGTACCTCAAGAGCCGCCCGCGCCTCCTAAGCCTGCCCAACGTCAATCTGCCCCCGATCCAAAAGCTCAAGCATGGGCGGAGAAGAACGTATGGTTTGGTTCTGATCGTGCCATGACGAGGGAAGCTCTCAGCATCCACGAAGATCTGATGCAGGAAGGTTATGCTGCAACAGACGATGATTACTACAGAGAGCTTGATAAGCGCGTCCGCCGGGAGTTTCCGCATAAATTTAAGGAAACTGTCCAGCAAAAGAAACCTTCAACCCCAGTTGCTTCAGGCCGTCCGACTCAAGTGAAAAAGAGTTCGGGAGACATCGAGCTTACTGATACCCAGAAGATAATTGCCAAACGTCTGGGTGTAAGCTATGATGACTACAAACGGCAGCTGAAGCTCGTTCAGGAGAGAGCATAATGACTCGTCCCGCCCGTGCCCAAGATGTCCGCGAAAAATCCGCCAGACCAAAAGTCTGGAGACCCCCGTCCACATTGGACGCACCTCCGGCCCCGGAGGGCTTTGTTCACCGTTGGATTCGCTACGAAGTCAACGGATTCGATGACCGGAAGAATATGTCCGCTAGGCTTCGCGAAGGCTACGAACTTGTTCGCGCAGATGAATACCCAGAACGGGATGACCTCCCGAGCATTCAGGATGGCAAGCACGCAGGCGTGATTGCAGTCGGTGGTCTGGTTCTGGCGCGTATTCCCAAAGAGCTCGTGGAGCAGCGTACCGCTTATTACCGCAAGATGGCTGGTGATCAGATCACTGCGGTGGATAACGACCTGATGCGCGAGAGCAACCCTAACATGCCGATTCAGAAACCTGATCGGCAATCCCGTGTCACGTTTGGTGGGCCTAAATCCACCTGAACAAAGGATCTAAGCAATGGCAAATACTAATGCCGCGTTCGGGCTTCGCCCGTATCGTATGCTTGGAAGCGCAGTGAACAGCTCCGGCGACGTCGTCTATTACATTCAGACGGCGGCAACGGCGGGTACATCGAGCCTTATTTACCAAGGCACGCCTGTTATTCCGCTCGCCAACGGTATGGTCGACGTTGTCGGCAATGCCAATGGTGGTACTGTTCCGCTTCTGGGTGTATTCATTGGCTGTAACTACATCGACCTCACCGGCAAGCCAAAGTGGTCGCCGTACTGGCCCGGTACTGCTGCTGTCAAGGCGAACACTGTCGCCACGGCAACAATCGTAAGCGATCCGAACGCCACGTTCGCGATCAACTGCGATGCAGCGGCTGCTGACTCGATCATCCACGCTAACGCTAACCTCGCCTCGGCAACTTCAGGTTCAACGACCTCGGGCTTGTCCTCGGCTCAGTTGGCGGTTTCAACGGTTAACACGACAAACACCTTGAACCTCCGCATCCTCGGCTTCGTTGATACGCCGAACGATTCGGATGCCTCGGTTGCTGGCCGTCTTGCTGTTGTTCAGCTTAACAACCACTTCTACCGCTACTGTGCCAATGGCACGGGCGCTGGCGTCTAAGGAGTAAGGGACAATGGCTATTACACGTTCACAACTCCTCAAAGAGCTTGAGCCCGGTCTCAACGCACTTTTCGGCCTTGAGTACGACCGCTACGACAACGAACACAAAGAGATCTTCGACGAAGAATCCTCTGAGCGTGCGTTTGAAGAAGAAGTCATGCTTTATGGCTTTGAACAAGCCCCGGTCAAAGGCGAAGGCGCAGCCATCGCTTATGACAACGCGGGTGAAGCTTTCACGGCTCGCTATACCCATGAGACGATTGCTCTCGCATTCGCCATCACGGAAGAAGCCGTGGAAGACAACCTCTACGACAAACTGTCGGCTCGCTACACCCGTGCATTGGCTCGTTCGATGTCGAACACCAAGCAGGTTAAGGCAGCTTCGGTGTTGAACAACGCCTTCTCATCGTCCTATGCTGGCGGTGACGGAGTGTCGCTTGTCAACTCGGCGCATCCGACAGCAATGGGCGGCAACTGGTCGAACACCCTCGCGACGCAGGCAGACCTCAATGAAACCTCGCTTGAGCAGGCTCTCATTGACATCTCGCTCTTCATCGACGAACGCGGCCTGAAAATCGCTCAACGTGGTATCAAGTTGATTGTTCCTCCGCAGCTTCAGTTTACTTCAGAGCGTCTTTTGAAGTCTGAACAGCGCACGGGCACAGCCGACAACGATATTAACGCGATCCGTTCTGGCAGCTACCTGCCGGGCGGCTTCACGGTCAATCACTTCTTGACTGACCCTGATGCGTGGTTCGTGAAGACCGATGCCCCGAACGGCTTGAAGCACTTCATCCGTTCGCCGCTCAAGACGGCTCTCGAAGGCGACTTCGACACCGGCAACGTGCGGTACAAGGCTCGCGAGCGTTATTCGTTTGGCTGGTCTGATCCGCGTGGTATCTACGGTTCGCAAGGTGCGTAATTAACCTTGTCAGTGTCATAACAGGAAGGCGGCCTTCTGGCCGCCTTTTTTGTTGCTTTTTTTATTTTTGTGGTATAGCCTAGTTCCACAGGAGTTGTTCGTGCCATACGTAGAAGATTTTTCTGGCGTCTATAAAATAGTTAACTTGGCAACATCCAAGTGCTATGTCGGCCAATCTTTGCGTATGAAAAAACGAATTTCTGAACACTTTAGGCTTCTAAAGAACGGTACGCACTCAAACCAAAAGCTTCAGAACGCGTTTAATAAATACGGCGAAGCTAGTTTTAAGTGGGAAATAGAGGCCCTTTGCGAAGACCCTGAAGACATGGATATGGTGGAAGAAGCCTTCATTACAGGTGAAGCATCTTTTGACGAGCCTACTTTTTACAACATATCTGATTTTGCTAAAGCCCCGATGAGGGGGAGATTACATACCTTAGAGTCTAAACAGAAGATAAGGGACTCTAAAGCTAAAAATCCCCATAAGGTTACAGAAGAGTATCGTAAAAAGCTTTCAGATTCTCAACTTAAAAGAGTTTTATCTAATTCAAGCTATGTTGCAAAAGTGCGTTACATAGTAGATAATCCAAACCTGTCCTATGCTGAGAGGGGACGGGCGGTTGGTATGGACACTAGCACTGTCCGAAAAATTGCTCTCAAGTATTCTAACCGGAAGGATCTCCTCTAATGGCTACATCGACTTGGTCGGGCCCGCTTCGTTCTGGCCCAATTAAATACACAACTGGCACGACTCTCGGCACAGATGTTGCTGATGTCGGCGAAGTAGTTCTTTCTCAAAAAGAAGCAATCACGCAAGCAACTAACGGTGCTGTTGCAGGTGTATATACAACCAGCATCGTGATTCCGGCGGGCTCGACAATCACCAGCATCCAGCTTTTTGTTGGCACTGTTTGGGACGGCGCAGCTTCGACCCTCGGTATTGGTAACTCGGTTTCTGCTACGGCATACACAGCCGCTGGTGCAGTGGCTGGCGGCACGCTTGGCATTATTGCTGCAACCGCAGGTGCTGACGCAACCCGCGTTGGTAACTGGGTAAACGTCGGCACGTCAGATGTTCGTATTGTTGTTACATCAACGAACACCGGTGGTGGCGCAGGCACTCTTGTTGTCAACTACATTCAGCACGGCACATACGTCCCTTAATAGGAGGCCGTAATGGCTGATGCTGTAACGTCACAGACGATTTATGACGGCTCACGTAGAGCCGTCATGAAGTTCACCAACATTTCGGATGGCACTGGCGAAAGTGCCGTCACGAAAGTTGATGTCTCAACGCTTGGGTCATACAACGGGAATGCTTGTACAAGCGTTCAAATCCAGAAGATCCACGCCATGACTGACGGCATGGGCGTCAATATCCTTTGGGATGCGACGACTGACGTTATCTGTGCAACAATCCCACAGAATGCGTTTTATGGTTATGACTTTGCTATGTTTAGCGGTCTCACCAATAACGCTGGTGCAGGCAAGAACGGCAACGTCTTGTTCACAACTGTTGGGGCTTCTGCTGGTGACCGCTATACAATCATTCTTGAGATGATCAAGCATTACGGTTGAGGCACTTAAAATGGTAGCCACGCGCCCCCCTTCATCTATTACGCGAGTTGGAACGTATGAACCTTTCAACTTGCAGGTGGCGCGTGGTCAAATTCCTTGGCATCAAAGCGTCGTTGTTTTTGGATATAACTCTGACGTAGATACATCTGTAGAGACAGTTTGGCCTTATGGCGGGATACTCCCATTCCCTACCAATGCCTTGCAGATGAAGGTAAGTTCGGACAGCGCCAACGATACTGCTGCCGGTACTGGCGCTAGAACAGTGTATGTTCAAGGTCTTGATGCTAACCACAACGTAATATCTGAAATTGTTACATTGAATGGTCAGACGGCGGTTTTAACTACGCAATCTTTTTTACATATCAATAACTGTTATGTAGTTACGGCAGGGTCGCTTAATGGTGCGGCAGGAAACATCTATTTTGGTGACGGTGTTGTTACATTAGGTGTTCCTGCAACTGTCTATGATATTATCCTGTATGATTATAATGCGCGTATTACTGGAAGCTATACTATACCTTCTGGATATACTGCATATCTAGAGCAAGGATTGTTTTCTTCAGGTCAGTCGTCAGGTACAGGGCCTGTCACAGGTCGTTTGATGACACGTGATCTTAGCGACATC